GTGGTATACTGACTGCGTCGTGGCTTGGGCTGGAGGAGGACCACCGTTGGGCGACGCGCCGAAACCAAAGAGATCACCGAAGTCCGGCTTGTGTCAAACGCCCTTCCGGGACGCTCGCCAAGCGACGTACCTGTCGGTGCTCCAGGCGACCGGCGAGAAGGTGCTGGCACGTGCCGAGGTCGGGGTCCATTGCTGGACGGTCAGCAAGCTACGCGAGTCGGACCCCGTGTTTCGCGATGCCGAGGAGGAGGCCCTGCGCCTCTATCGGGCGGGGATCGCAGAAGAGATCCACCGTAGGGCCATCGACGGCGTGAAGGAGCCCATCTACTGGCAGGGCAAAGTCGTGGGCTGGGTGGTGAGATATTCGGACACGCTTCTGAAATTCCACGCTAAGAGGCACATCCCCGAGTATCGAGACTCCCTGAAGATCGACCAGAAGACTGAGGTGTCCGGCGCCGTAGACCTGCGTTCCCTGCGTGATCTGCCCCCCGAGGAGCGTGAGATTCTCGAGCTCGCCGCTGCGAAGCTCTTGGCCGTCCGGAAGGCACGGCTGGAGAAGGAGGAGGAGGAGGAATAGTGGGGTTCCTGACGCCGTTGGTGGTGAGGGAAGCCTACGAGGTCGGGGCCTGGGTCCTGGTCAAGGAGCTGGTCTGGCAGGGCGCTTGCGAGGTGCTGACCGTGCCGGTTGGGTTCAAAACTGACTTTGCATCGGTCCCGCGTGCCCTGTGGGGGCTCTTCCCGCCCTACGGCCGTCACACCCGTGCTGCCGTCGTCCACGATTGGCTCTACGCGACCGGCGTCCTGCCCCGGGCGGATGCCGACGGCATCTTCCGCCGAATCATGAGGGAAAGCGGCGTAGGCAGGTTGAGGCGCTGGATCATGTACGGTGCTTTGCGGCTATTCGGTTGGGTGGCGTGGCGAGCGCATCGGAGGATGAGATGAGAATGCCGGCAAGGTGGCGGCTGCTGCGGAGGCTTGCCTCGAATGGGGGTCCGCTCTACATATGCCTGTGTTGCGGGCACATTTCCCCGACCCCGGTCGTCAAGTGCTCTGATGAGAGCGAGCGGCGGTGGTCGTGCAGTCGATGGATCGCTACGATGCTGGAACTGCGGCCAGTGACACCGAAAGAGGGTAGTTGATGCCAATACCCGACGAGGATGGGTGGAACTCGGTCTCTGGTTGGATGGCATTCGCCGTCGTGCTGCTGATCTTGGTCATGGTCCTGGGGGGACTGGCGGGGTGCTAGACGACGCGATTAGGCAAGTGCAGGCCAACCCGGTCGAAGCAATGGAGCAGCTGGATGCGGCGAGAGCCGAGGAGCGGCTGCTCCCGTTCATCCGTCTAGTGTGGCCTGTGCTGGAGCCGGGCCGGAAGCTCGTCGAGGGGTGGGCGCTTGAGTCCATCTGCGAGCACCTCGAGGCCGTCGCATCTGGGCAGATTCGCCGGCTGCTAATCAACGTGCCCCCGGGCTTCACCAAGTCCCTGACCACCAACGTCTTCTGGCCGGCGTGGGTTTGGGGCCCGCAGAACCGGCCTGATGCTCGTTTCATTGGAGCTAGCTACGCCGATAGCCTTTCTATCCGCGACAATCGGAAGTGCCGGTCCATTGTACAGAGCGAGATCTACCGAAGGTTGTGGGGCGACCGCTTTGACTTGACAGGCGACCAGAACGAGAAGCGCAAGTTCGAGAATAGCCATACTGGTTGGCGCCTGTCGACGTCCGTCAGCGGGGTCGGGACGGGCGAGCGTGGTGACTTCTTCTGCATTGATGACCCCCACAACGTCAAGGAGGCCGAGTCGGAGGCGGTGCGGGGCGAGACGCTGAAGTGGCTGGCCGAGGTCGTGCCGACACGGATGAACGACCCGGAGCTGTCGGCGATCGTCGTCATCATGCAGCGGGTCCACAGGGAGGACGCTTCCGGACTCATCCTAGCTAGCGAGCTGGGCTATGAGCACCTCTGCCTGCCCATGGAGTTCGAGCGCGAGTATCGCTGCTATACCAGCCTCCCGCGTCTCGACGTCAAGCCGGAGCGAGTCCGTCGTGTCGTGGTCGAGGAGCAGGGCAGCATCTCCCGCTACGAGCCGGATCCCGAGGGCAAGGAGCTGTGGCCACAGGACCGCCGCACGGAGGAGGGCGAGCTGCTGTGGCCTGAGCGGTTCAGCAAGCGACACCTCGAGGAGGACCTGAAGCCCCAGCTGCGGTCGTGGGGCGGCACCTATGCCGAGGCCGGCCAGCTCCAACAGCGGCCGGTGCCCCGTGGTGGTGGCCTGTTCCATCGGGAGGACTTCCAGTTCCTCGACGAGGCACCGCCGAAAGGCTTGGCGGTGCGGGGCTGGGACCTGGCTGCCACAGAGGACGGGCACGGCGCCTTCACGGCCGGTGTGAAGATGATGCGGACATGGGATGGCAAGTTCATCGTCCTGAACGTGCGCCGCGGTCGGTGGTCGCCGGGTCAGGTCGACACGAACCTGAAAGGGTGTGTCGAGATCGACGGCCATGGTTGCGCTCAGTCCCTGCCCCAGGATCCCGGGCAGGCAGGTAAGTCACAGAAGAGATACATGGCATCGCTCCTGGCAGGCTACTTGGTTCACTTCAGTCTGGAGTCCGGTAGCAAGCCGAACCGGGCCAAGCCGTACGCGGCGCAAGCTGAGTGTGGCAACCTGTACCTTGTGCGGGGCTCTTGGAACGATGCTTACATCAATGAACTATGCCTATTCACGGGCGCGGGGATCAACGATCAGGTGGACGCGTCTAGTCGGGCGTTCGCCTGGCTGATTGCTCACGCCGGTCAGCGGTCGGCCGGGGGACCACAGGTAGTGGGACGATGAGCGATACGGAAAGAATAGCGTTGCTGCTGGACGAGCTGCTGAGGCGAGGCGTACCGAAGGAACTTATTGCGGCCATCGAACGGTGGCTAGTAGAGAGAGGTAAAAGATAATGGCAGCCCTGCTTAAAGTAGTTGACGAGGTCGAACAATTTGTCGAAGGAGCGCCTTTGGCGTTCAGGGCCATCGTCCAGATCGTCGACGAGGTCGAGCAACTCGTCGAGGGAGCGCCTTTGGCGTTCAGGGCCATCGTCCAAATCATTGACGATGAGGAGCAGCTCGTCGAACCGGCACCCGATCGCCCCAGGGTCATGTTGCGGTTCTGGGACGATGTCGAGCAGATCGAACAGGATGCGCCACTGGAATTCAAGGACATCGTCCAGATCATCGACGAAGACGAAGAGCTCGTCGAACCGGCACCCGACCGCCCCCGGGTCATGCTGCGATTCTGGGACGAGGACGAAACGCTCGTCGATGGCGCTCTGGAGTTCAAGGCCATCACTCAACTTATCAATGAGGTTGAGCAAATTGTTGAGCCGGCGCCTGACCGCCCCAAGGTCATGCTGCGGTACGTGGACGAGGATGAGCAAGTCGTTGAGGTGCCGCTAGAGTTCAAGGCCATTACCCAGGTCATCGACGAGGACGAGGAGCTCGTCGAGGTGCCACTGGAATTCAAGGCCATCCTCAAGATCATCAACGAGGAAGAGCAAGTTAGTCGGACGGCACCCTACTTCGTGTCGGTTACCGACTGGGTCAAGACCGGCCATAATGACTGGTTCCAGAAGTATGTGTCCGATCCGGCGGACCTTCTGGACTATGTGGAAATGACGGGGCTCGATGCCGCGATGACCCACTGCTTCCTGGGCGTGCAGATGGTCGACCACCGCGGCGTAGTGACGTTCGCCAGCGCCGGGACCTTCTATGTCCAGGTGCGAACCCTGAACACCGCCCTGTCCTGACCTGCAATCGGAGATAACACGTGGGACTTAGCAAGCTATTCGACCCGATCCTGGCGCCGTTCCGGCGTCAGCGGGTCTCCCCGACCGAGCAGGTCGGCGTGCCTGGCACGGTCGTCCTGGGGGGCTACGTCCAGCCTATCGAGACCAGCGGGGAGCTGGTCGGGCAGCGGAAGTACAAGACCTTCGCCAATACGCTGGTAAACGTCTCTATCGTCGCAGCCGGCACCCGCTACTTTCTAAACCTTTGCGCGAAAGCCGGATGGAAGGTTGAGCCTGCCGAGGATGGTGGGCCGGCGGCGGAGGAGGTGGCCGAGTTCATCGACGACGTGCTCCAGTCCATGTCGACGCCATGGTACCGGACCGTGCGCCGGGCTGCCATGTACCGGTTCTACGGTTTCAGCGTCCAGGAATGGACCGCCAGGCGGCGGGAGGACGGCAGGATCGGCCTGCTGGACGTCGCGTCCCGCCCGCAGATCACGATCGAGCGATGGGACGTGGACGAGCACGGGGCGGTCGCTGGCGTGGTTCAGCGGTCCCCGCAGACGGGGCAGGAGATCTACCTCCCCCGCACGAAGATCGTTTACGCTGTCGACGACAGCCTCAGCGACAGCCCCGAGGGCATCGGGCTGCTGCGCCACGTGGCCGAGCCCGCCCGCCGGCTCGCCCGGTACGAGCAGCTCGAGGGCTACGGCTTCGAGACCGACCTGCGCGGCATGCCGGTTGGCAGGGCCCCGCTCGCCGAGCTGGAGCGCCGCGTCAAGAGCGGCGAGATGAGCCAGGAGCAGGCCGACGCGCAGGCCCTGGTGCTGAAGAACTTCATCGAGAACCACATCAGGAGCCCGCAGCTCGGGCTTGTCCTGGACAGCCTGACCTACGCTACGATCGACGAGAAGTCCACGCCGAGTCCCGTCAAGCAGTGGGACCTTGAATTGCTGAAGGCTGGTGTGACGAGCCAGGAGGCGGTGGCCAGTGCGATCCAGCGGGTCAATCGTGAAATCGCTCGTATCCTGGGCGTCGAGAACATCCTGCTCGGCGAGCACGGGGCAGGCAGCCTCGCCATGGCTCGGGACAAGTCCGATACCTTCGCACTGATCGTGGACAGCACGCTGCGCGAGCTGCGCGAGACCTTCAAGAAGGACGTGATGGAGACGGTCCTGACGCTCAACGGCATCCCGCAGGAACTGTGGCCAGAGTTGAAGACGGAGTCCCTGCAGCACCGTGACATCACCGAGGTGACCGGGGCGCTGCGGGAGATGGCCGAGGCGGGCGCGATCCTGCCGCCGGACGACCCCGCGATCAACGAGGTCAGGGACCTGCTGGGTCTCAGTCGACAGGAGATGACGGACGCGATGCGGGACGGTTCGCTCGTCCCGCCGGAACCGCCGGAACCGGAACCCGAGGACCTGAAGGAGGAGGAGCCGGCGGAGTAGGACTTACCCCAGGCGTGCGCCTGGAATTCGTGTTGTACAGCACTAGAAAGAGCAAAGCAATGAGAGATCCTATGAAGGGTGGGGAGGACCAGGTCGCGGTCACCGGCGTGGTGGTCGTGGTCCTCACGAACGAAGAGACGGGCAAGAAGCAGACGCACGTCAGTCGAAACATCGTCTGCAATGCCGGCGACTTGTTCTGCGCGGAGCGGTGCGTCGCTACGGCGATTCCCACCAACTTCGTGGACGGTTCCGGCGACTTCGACGGCATCATGGAAATGTATGAGGCCGATAGCGGTCCCCCTGCGAAGGGCAATGATCGGTCCGACCTGGGCACCCTCATCACCGGTTCCGACCAGGTGATGGACGCCACCTACCCGAAGATCAACGACGGCGACGGCGACAACACCGGCGCTGGCACGGACATCGTGACCTACCTGGTGTCCTACGCGATCGGCGACGCGAACGGCGACATCACCGACGTGATCATCACCAACCCCACCCCGGGCGCCAGCGACGCGCTCCTCATGCACGCGGAGTTTGCCGCTCCGTTCACTAAGACCGGCGCGGACACCCTCAAGGTGTTCATCAATCACCAGATCAACGGCGTGTAGTCGACCGATCGCAGGAACTTCGAGATTCAAGGAAGAGTGAGAAAATGAAGAACCAGAAAAATGGCGTCACCGGCATCGTGGTCGTGGTCCTCACGAACGAAGAGACCGGGGAGAAGCGGACGCACGTCAGTCGGAACATGGTCACCAATGCTGGCGACCTGTACTACGCGGAGCGGTGCGTCAAGACCGCGATCCCGACCAACTTCGTCGACGGTGCCGGGGCCTGGGACGGCG